TTATCTATAATGATATATCGTGGTGTCATTAAACAGCGCCGCTGGTAAATCTTTTCCAATCAATAGCATTTTTAATTGTAAATGTTCTATTCGATATTTGTCTAATAGTTCTATCTAAAAAATCTACCACTGTTTCTAAGTAATCTAACTTTTGTTTTGATTTAATTAAATCTTCGTCAGCTTCTAAGTATTTGTCTATATCTGTTTTTAGAATTTTTAAATCAAATGGTTTATCTTTATATACTTGTGGGTCAGATTTGCCTGTGTAATATTCCCACTTTTCTCTTTTTAGTGAATTATAATCACTATTAGTTCTACTCAACATTAACTTAAACTTAGTTAAGTGTTTCATATACTTATTGTGTAATTGAGGGGTTTTAAGAGATTCTAAATCTAACTCTGTATCGTTAATTTTTAAATCTTTGTCTGCTTCGTTTTGTAATTGTTCTAAATCCATAATTTAATTTACCTTTATTTTTCAATTCATTATATCACAAAACTTGAAAAAAATCAAGCTTAGGTGTGAGATATAGTTGTTGTAGATGAGTTTATACCGGCAAAGGTATATATCTCATACTTAAATACACAATTAACTGACAAGTAAGTTATATCAGTTTCTTGTTGATTGTATTGTAGTGGACCTATTGATGTTGGAAATAAGTCTTTAAATCTAATTTCTACCACAGGATTATTCTTGTTTGTTAACACCATTAAAGTAGCGTCGGAGAGCGTTGATCCTGCACTTGGAGCGCCATACTTTTGTTTTCCAATCTCTGTACTCACACTACCACTGGATGTAGGAAATCTATCTGTACCAGCATTTTGTAAGTTTGCAAATTGAGTATGATCTTCAGGAAACCCTAAGCCTGTCAACCAGTTATGTAATTCTCTGTAGTTTTCTAAGTTTTCATCTACTAAAAATGTTACATTTAAATCCTGATAAGTTAATTTTTCACCAGGAACAGGTATGTTTTTTAAAGGAGTGACTTGTTCTAATGATGATAATTCTACACCTGGTACATTTATAGCTGTACAAAAATATTCTACTTTTGGTAACTTTAAAATGTTAAATTTAAATTGAGTAGGACTAGCATAGTCTAACTTAGTAGGTTGTCTAGTATAACTGTTTGTAGTTGTCATAATACTATTTATTAGTTTCCTTATCTACTTCTTCCCAATCTTTTTCAGTAGCTTTTTGTTCTAAAAGCTTTTCAGTAGGTGTTAATATAATCTCTTTTTGTTCTACCTTTTTAATCATTTCATCTAATTTGTCTAGTCGATTTTCTTCTTTTGGTAATATAAAAATGGTTAAATTTAACAACAAAAATATTGTTACAAATATCCAAAGGTATTGTGTTAGTATTTTTTTCATATGTATATTTATAATAGACAAAAAAAAGGGCGACACTGAGGCCGCCCTTTTTCGTATTTCTGTATAGACAGATATTACATTAAGTTCGTAACTTGAACACGTCTGTAGTATCTGTTAGCATTAGCAGAACCAATACCATTGATTGAAGCAGCGCTAGCACCAGCATTTTCAGCAAACGGGTTTGCTTGCATACCGTATCTAGTTTTGAAACCAATCTTAGGTTGGAAACTGTCTTGTCCAACTGCTCTTACCATTTGTAGTGGCACATATGGGCAATAGAAAATACCAGCGTCATATTGAGAAGTACCTTTGTAACCTACAACAAAGAATTGTTTTGCTGTATTGTTAGCACTGTACGGGTCAATGTACACTTTGTATCTGCCATTTAAAACACCTGCGAAAGTGTTTCCAGTGTCATCTACTGATAAGTTGTTGTTAAGAGCTGGAGCGTAATCTAACACACCTGCCATTTGTAAAGCAGAAGCAACGTCAGATGAAGTAATAAGGATATTTCCTTTTCCTCTTCTCGTTCTTTGTCCGATTACATTAGCTTCTCTCTCTACTTGGAACATAAGTCCTTTGAATCTCTCAACTGACCATCTACCGTTTGAGTCTGTATCTAAATCAAAGATACCCTCAGTAGTAGTGTTTACTGTACCAGTGTTAGCAGAAGCACCTTTTTCAGCGACTTGGTAAATTGATCTTACCACTTCTCTGTTAATCTCTGCTAAAATTTCAGCAGATAAGATGTTTGCTAATTCTGTTTCAGCATCTAAACCATGGATTGCTTTTAAATCTTGTGCAAGTTCCATAGTGTATTCAGCTTTAAGAGCTCTTGACTTAGCTGTTACTGTTGACTTCTCAATTGAGAATGCCATTTCAGCAAAGCTATTTGCGTCAGCGTCACCTAGTGCTTCAGCAGTTGCTGTAGCCATAGCAGAACCAGTTGAATAAGCACCTGCTGGTGAGTCATTCAATAGTGCTGGGTTAGTACCAGTGTGAGCTGCGTTTGCGTCAATACCACCAACAGTTGAATCTCCAGCTGCGTTTCTAGCAGAGAAGTCTGTGTCAGCTTCATTGAATAAAGCCTCAGAACCGTTTTGTGATACATATTTTGCTCTCATTGCAAAGATAAGTCCAGTTGGACCTGTCATTGGCTGTACGCCAGCGATATCATATGCAATAAGGTTAGGCATTGCTCTTCTTACAAGTGAGATCATAATTGGATCCCAGTTTTGTACATAAGAAGCGTCAGTGCTGTTTTGTGGAGCAGCTTCTGACATAAATGCTCTATCTTCTTTTATTGATCTTTCTTGGTTTTCCAAGATAACAGCCGTAACCGCATTTTTATAACTATCCGTTACTTTTGGGAGTTCAGGATGTTCAAGTACGGGTTGCCATTTTTTAACTAGTTGTTCAGATAAGTACATTTGTTTTTATCTCCCTTTTCTTACTTGTTAGACATTTTAATGTCTTTAGTTTTACTGATAGCGGCCGTATAAGCTGACATAGCAGAAGTCATATCAACTTCTTCGCCACCTTCACTTGGACTATCAATTTCATTTTTAGATGAAATTTCTTTCTCGCCAAAATAAGACTCTTTAATAGTGCTTACTTTTTTCTTAAAGTCATCTGCATTAGCGTAATCAATTTCTTCAGCTAACTTGTTAAACTTCTCTTTTTGCGTGTCTGTCAAAGCAGAAGATACTTCATCTAATATATCTTTCTTTGTAAGTTCGCCAATTGTAGAATTTAGTTTAACATTGTTTTCGATTTGCTCATCAAGTTTCTTGTTAAGCTCTTCGATTTGTGAAGCTTGATCTTCTAATACATCATATTTTTCGTCTGGTACGTTTATGTAATGATCTTCAAATAATTTTTTAAGACCACTGATAAAGTCCTCAGCGATTTCGCCTTTGATCCCTCTTTCTATAGCGATCTCGTTTTGTGTCATCCATTCTTGTACAACGTAGTTCAAGTATGAGTCAACTTTTTCAACAAGAGTTGCTTTAGAAGATTCGGTTTCTTCCGTCAATTTTTTAGCATAGTCGGCTTCCATTTGTTCTTTAGCTTCAGCGATTCTTGATTTCACTGCTGCTTCGAAAATTGTAGCTGCTTTTGCTTTAAATTCTTCCGTTAGATTTTCGTCACCGATTAATGCTTTAACATCAGCTTCTAATGATAATTCATTAGCGTCTGCTTCTGCTTTAGCTTCCTCAGTTTGAGTTTCTACTTCTTCCGCTTTCATGCTTTCGCCTGGAACTGATACTTTAGTTACACCAGCGTCTGTATCTGGTCTTCCTGCACTATCGCCGTCTTCAGCTTTTGCATTTTGGGCGTCAGAAACTTTTTTATTCTTTTTAGTAGCGTCTGGATTGCTGTCTGTTGGTTTAACAACGGCTGCCCCTAAATCTTCCGCTTCATTTGAAAGTTTAGTTGGTTCAGCTGCTACAGCATTCTTTTTTGGAGCGTCAGCATTAGGATTAGCGGCAACTTCTACCACTTCTTCTTGCTTTGCTTCAACTACTTCATTTTGATTTTCTGTAGCCATTGAGAATACTCCTTTTTAGTTTTAATTCGAATTAAAAATATCTCTTTTACTAGATATTTATAATATTTTTAGCCTTAACTTACAGTTTATTTAAAAAATCTTCAAAGATTTTTGCTTTTTTCTCTGTAATCTCATTCTTCTTAGTTTTGATAAGTTCCATTTTCCAAGCGGCAACGTCTTGTTCTACAAGAACACCGTTGTTCCATACCCATTCTTTGCCTTCCATGATACCTTCAACGAAAGCATCCGGAGCGCTAGGGTCAGCAACTATATCAGCGGCTGTAGCTAAATAGAAATCACTTCCTACATAATTACCGCCATTTTTTTGTTCTAATGAACCCATACCTCTACTTGAAACGCCTAACTTGGCGCCCTCGTCAATAAGACTTTTTACAATCTTACCGTAAGGTGTGTCCATTATTTTCGCCTCGCCAATAAAGTTCTTTCCCTCTGGATAAAGTTTCGTAATCATATGTGAAACTCTTTCTAAGTTAACTGTAGGTCCGTCTGGATGACCTAATTCGCCGAAAGCTCTCGATTTATTGACAAATTCTGCATTGTATCTTTTGACTTCTTTAGTCAAAACATCTGTAGGGTAAACTCTACCATTTCTGTTTTTAATATCAGATTGTAGAAATATACCTTTAATTTTATATTGCTTCTTACCGTCTTTTTCTTCGACTAAGTATTCTGCTTGATTAATTTCTTCTCTAATTAGTTTCATTGTTTTTCTCTCTTGCTCCCTATATTTATAATTTACCTAAATTCTATAACTATTGAATAGTTATCTCCGTCAGCAAAATTCTTTGTTGATAATAGGACATCTCCAGTTGGTGTTCCTGAGTTATTTGGTATCTCGTTACCTGCTGCTCTCAAATCCCAATAACCATTTCCTGAAAGTAATACAGCTGTAGCATTTGTTGTTCCGTCCCATATTAATTCTACAGCTGATTTAGAATTTGCTGTGTTAATAGAGTACCAGATTTTTGCAATTTTTCTATTACCATCTTCGGTCATAAATGTTAACTCTGAAGCGTCAACCTTTTTTACTAATGTTTCACCTGTACCGTCGGACAAGTTAGTTAATTTAGTTACAAACTTAACGCCTGAAGTGTCTGATATAGTTTGTGTTGATACTGTGTCTGCCATTTTAATTAAATCCTGATTCTTTGTGTGATTCTATTAGTAAGTTAAATTTACTTACATTTGAATCACTTGAAAGCATAATATCACCTATCGGATCCTTTACTTTACTTTCGTTTGGTTTTAAACCATAATTACCTCTACCTGATAATGTTACTTTCTTTTCTTCATCATTCTTAAAAAATACTGTAACATTTCCAGTCCCTAAAACCTCATAATACAAATTTGCAATTGAGATTTTAGGAGCACTAGAAGCATTTTGTAACTCAGCTGAGTTTATTAATATTTGGTCTTCTTCACTACCTTGTCCATTTGATTTTATTATAGTTTTAAAACTATCTTCTATCAATGTACTAGTTGTGATTGCCATAATTATTAACTATTCTCGCCCATATCAATTTTTTGTAATGTCAACAAAGCATAACCAGTTGCACTAACTGTTGTACCTGCTATATCACCACCTGTTGCACCTGCATTAGTAGCTGTATTTTTAATTACTGCACCGTAATAAACACCTGCACCAGATAAATTGATTGCTTCTATATCCGAAGATGAACCTTTAAATTCTAATTTTAATCTACCTGTCAAACCATAATTAATATGATTAATATGTAGTTTTGCACCGTTAGCATGTCCACTTAATCCTGATCCGTCAACAGCAGCGGCTGTTGTAGCTGAGTCATTATCGAAAGTGAGCAATACTTTGGCATGCGTTTTTGTATCAGACAAAATCTTAGTTGTTATTGCCATAGCTTCTTTACACTCCTAATTGTTCTTTTGTTTCTAAATCAAAATAATGATCTAGTTTTTGTTTATTTACATTATGAAACTCTGCTACCTTTTCGACAGCATTTTCAAAGTTAAAAATTAAGTTTCCGTCACTTTTAACTAATTTCAATATATCATTTACCGCCTCTTTCATATTTGGCGTTAAATCATTAAACCTTGGTGTATCTAATAAATAATTTTCTTTTACTAGATTACTGACTTTCAGTACCATCGTTTACCTCTGGCTCTGCCTGCATTTCTGCTGGCACTGTTTCAGGCGATGGATCAATTACTTCAGGTTTAGGATCAGAAATAGCTGCTGTATCAAAAAGATTACTAGCCATTTCTTGTCTTCTTACTTCTAAAGCGTCACCAACTTTAGCTCTTAATGCGTCTTTAAAGGCATCGCCAGCTTCAGTATTATCACCACTTGCTAATTTGTCTATAAAACTTTTTACTTGTTCACTCATTTATATTCTCCTAGTTGTTTTCTAAATCTGAATCATTATTTCCATTCATCTTCGGGTCAGATTTTTCTATAGCGATTTGTTGATCTATGTCTTCGATCTCTCTATCACTTTGTTTTAAAATGTTTTTTCTAATATACTTGTGAGAGTAATATTTACCAGCATAGTTTTGTAAACTGTCTGCTATTCTTATTCTCTCGTTCATCATCTCAGTTTCTTTTAACTCTGCAAAGTGACCGTCTTTGATGAAGTCATACTGAATATTTGCTGAGATAATACCCCAGTCTTCTTCAGCGATAACACCTTTTAAAATCAATTGAGTTTTTAAAATGTCATTAAATAATTCAGTAAACTTTCTTCTTAATCTACCTACAAATTTAGTAAATTTTAATTCATCTCTACTAATTTCAGCCGCTCTACCAAGATTAAAACCAGATGAGCCTTCTAATCTACTTACAGGTACATTTAAAGACCTATAAAGTTTCTTTTGGAAATATTCTATATCTGCTATTTCCCCTAAGTTTTGTCCGCCAGGTAAAGTTTCAATTTGTGTTCCTCTACCACCTTCTCTACGAGGTAACCAGTAATCTTCTAACATGTTCATGTAATTACGGTCATCTCTAATTTCACCTGAAGCTGCGTCATATACAAGTTTGTTTCTGTATCTCGCCATAACATCTCTAAGATATTGTTCAGCCTTCATCTTAGGTAAGTTACCTACATCAATGTAAAATATTCTTCTTTCAGGCGCTCTAGCAATTCTGTATATTACAACAGCGTCCTCAATCATTCTTAATTGATTAACTGGTTTAATTGCTTTATGTAAATATGATAAAATTAAATTTTTATTTTGATCTATCAATCCAGAGTTTGAGTAAGCGATTGTGTCTGGTGCAATTTTAATACCTTGACCAGTTGTTCCACTTGCAACACCTCTTTCATTATACATGTAATACTCGTTGAAGTCATTTACAACTTCCATAGATGAGGCACTTCTTTGTTTTCGTACTTCTCTAACCTTTTTGATCTTTCTAGGATCCAAGTATTTTAATTCTGTTAGTCCCATTCTAGGATTTTCTCTATCAATAATTTTTTGATAGTACATTCTGCCATCTACATACCATCTTCTAAAGATGTCGTGGCCCTTTGTATTGAATTGTAATAATCTTAAAATGTATTTAAACTCGTCTTCTATTTTCTTTCTCACTTCATCACCGAAAGGCAACTTATTAAAAACAGGTCTAATTGCGTCTTTGTCATTCTCAACTACGATAGCTTCGTTGACTATATCATCAACCGCTGTGTCGCACTCGGGATTTAAAGATATTTCTCTATATCTTCTAATTAAATCTGCTTCGTTTTTAGCTGTACCTTCAATGTCCAAATACTGACCGAAGTAACCACCGGTAGCGGCGACGGTTGTTGCACCGTCATCCGCTACTGGTATACTAAAGTTTTGCTTTGGATCATCTTTCGGCTTAACTCTACTTATTTGAAAACCAAATAATTCTGCCATAAAATAATCTCCTTATACTAATACTTATCCGTGTGGTTAAGTAGTAGTATTTGTTTCAAAGTATTGGTATTTGAAAACAATATTAAACTGCTCAATAGCTGTTTGTTCGTCATACGATAAGTCAATTGAACCAATCTCAGTTGGGAATGCCCCTCTAAGAGTGTAAGACTTAATTGTATTTCCGTTTCTATCTAAGTGATCGATAAATGCGTCCACTTGATAGTCAGCTGGGTTAGTTAAACCCTCATTGTCAGTCATATTGTTAATACCATTTTGCCATCTTTCAAAAGCGTTTCTCAACCTGAAGTTTGAGTCATTATAAACAGTGATTGTCCAATCTGCAAATGTTCTATCACCTGCAATTTTGATTGATCTTCCTCTGAATTTAACATCAACTTCACCGATAGTCATTGCTGGTATCTGTGTTGATCTACATAAGAAAGCAAGGTCTTCTATTTCGCCACCAACTTGTGCGTAACCAGGAAAAGGCATTGTAACCTTAAACTGATTGGCTCTAGCGCCACCGCCTGCAAGTTTAGCTTTGAAGTCATTTATATTTGCCATTTTTTATTTCTCCTCTACTAATTAACCTGCGACTTCTTCAAAAGAAACGCCAGTTCGTGTTGCTACAAATGATAATGTGATAAAGTTGATACTTCTTGCTGGTTTCACAAAGATTTCAGCAACAAACTCATTTCTATCGATTACATCACCTGTATTGTTAGTTTCATCACAGACAACTAAGAAGTCTGTAACACCTCGTCTTCCTTGTACTTCTCTTAGGAATGGCTCTACAATATTTCTAAAGTTTGCTCTTGTGAACTCATCATTGAACTCAAACAATTGAAACTTAGAAGCAGTTGATATTGCCTTTTCTAAAGTAATAAACAATCTTCTTACATTTATTCTATCAAAAGCACTTGGAGTTGCAAGACCTGTTTTGTCACCAAATAAAATAGTACCTTGTCCTGGGAAAGTTACCACAGGATTGATTCTATTTCTGTAAAGATCATCTCTTTGCGTTTTATTTGGGTTGAAAGCAAGTTTTACTGCACCTCTGATCTGTCCTCTGTTTAATCCAGCAGGAGAGTACCAAGAGTCTGCGAGTAAGTCTGTTCTTGCAGCTAGACCAGCAAGGTCACCATTTAGTGGTACATATCTATAAACATCAGCGTATCTATCGTACATATATTTGTATCCTGAATCGAATACTGCATATGAAGTAGATTGTATGCCTGAATAGAAAGATACAACATTGTTGGATGCTTGAATTGCGTCTGTTACGTTTACAACATCTGATCTCTCAGGTGAAACGAAAACAACACAATCTTTTCTGTTCTCTGCGATTGTTATTAAGTTACCAATGTGTGTAGCGTCACAAGCTCCTGCTATAATTAAACCTATGTCAACAGTGTCACCGTCTTCAAATTTAGTGTAAGCAGTTTTCTTTTGGCCTGTAGTTACAGTTGATCCGTCTGAACCAGCACTTAAAGATTCTAAAGTTGGTGTATTTACAGCAGTGTATGTTGTACCTGCAGCTGCATTACCCCAGTTAGTACCTGAAGAATTGTGGTCCATCCAATAGATGTAAGATGATTTATTGTAAATTACATCTGGATAATAGTTACTGTCGCCTTGTGGTGATTTAGCGTCTGAAGCTTTTGAAAGTTTAGAATAAGTTTCTAAAACTGTTCCTGGAACTCCTGAAACTATACCGTCTTCATCAACAACTACAACATGGATTTCATCATTAGCGCCTGATCTATCGCTGGCGTATGGTGAAGTTCCTGGAGCACCTGATACTAAATCATAGTATCTCCATCTTCTTTTTACTGTTGCGCCGTCTGTTAATGCTACATGTAATCCACCTGAACCTGTGTCAGCTCTTACTATTGTTATGTCGTTAGTAGAAACACCAGTTACTCTGTACTTAAATCCGTCAAAGTCTGTTCCAGCAGCTGTTGTAGTAAACTCTAAAATGTCTCCTACATTAATGCCTGTTCCACTTGTTACTGTAATTGTTGTGTCGCCGACAGCTGTTGAAGCGTCATTGACTGTTGTCTTATCAGCTTCTTCGTAAGCAGTAGCTGAAGGACATGTTGATACCAATAATGAATTACCATGAGCACCTGCTGTTCTAGCAGCAAATGTTCCTACTGAAGCTTGTCCAGTTGAGTAATTATCTTGGTAGTCCGTAGTATTCTTAATTGTTATTGCACTACCGCTTGTATTTGCGTTAGTTACCCCTGAGTTTTGAGCTCGTACAACTCTTAAAGCGTTAGAGTATTGTAAGAAATTTGCAGCTGAGAACCAATCTTCAAAGTTTGTTGAATTTGGTTTGCCAAAAATATCTACTAACTCTTGTTCGCTTGAAACCGTTATGATTTCATCTAAAGGTCCTTTTTCAAATTGTCCTGCAAATGCACCAACACTTGTTGATACTGCTGGGATAACTCTAGTTAGGTCTCTTTCTTGTACGAGAACACCTGGTGATACTTGAAATGCCATTAGGTTTTCTCCTTTTATTAATAATTAGCTAATTTGTACATTTAATTTAAATCAATACTCGTAAGTTTTCTTACGTCCATATTCAAACTTTTCAATAATACTATTTATAAAACAGTTATTTTGTACGTTACTGTCCTTTAAGTATTTTAACAGGCGACCATCTTGTGCCATATTCATCAATGGTATCTTCATCTTCTCCTAATCCATCATCTATAAATCCAAATGGAGCCATGTCTTGGTCTATTAAATTCTCTTGTTCCTCATATAATTGTGATCTTACGTCACTATTTGTCAATTCCTTAAAGTATCTTTGATTCGATAACCAACCAAATATCACTAAACATGTCATCAAGTCATCATTACAACCTTCTTCAGCTCTAAATGAGTTATGTACTCTAACAAAGGTTGACATCTCTTGCATAATATCAAAGTCGTTTACAATTAACTTATCAGATTCAATAATAGTTTTTATATTAGCACAACCAATCTTCTTCACTTGTTTAGTCATACGAATACCTATTTGACTACCTCTACCACTAAACCCAGCACCTAACACTTGACCAGCTCTTCCTTTTTGAACTGTCATCATCATATTATCATACTCTAATTCATAATGTAGACCATCAGAAATTTGAGCACCAAGGTCATTTACCTCAACTAATACATGAGCATGATTATAACCAATACAGGCTTTTTCAATCATGTGTGGAAATACCAAAGGTTTTACTTCATTGCTTTTATATTTTGCAACAACTCTATATGGCATTTCTGTAACATCAAATATTACAAACGCTGAATAATCTTTATTAATACCTCTTGCAACATCAACTGTACAAACATATGTTCTACCTTTTACAGGCGATTCAAATACATCTAAACCACCACTTGAAGTTATTGCGTCTTTGTAAGGTAACAATTTAATTTTAGCTGGAGAAATTAAAGTATCTACTGATCCTAAAAATTCACATTCAAACTCACTAGCAAATTGTTCTTTACTTGTGTTTCTGATTGTAGCTTCTTTCCAGTCTTCATCTCTGCCAGGCACCTCTGACCAATGAACTTCAATAGGCATGTAATCATTTTTTTTAGCTACTGCGTCTGTCCATAGTTTATAATACATATTCATTCCGTGAGGTGTAGATACTATAATCATTTTTGTTTTTTTACCAG